AACGTCCGCACGGCTGAGCGTCCTCGCCCACGCAAAGAGTCTCGACTCGACGCATGGCGGCGAGAGCTTGAGAAGCTGCGGTCATGACGAATACGCAGAGCATCATCTTGCTGATCGAGGTCGGCATCATCGCCCTCGCCTACGTGTTCGGAATCGTACGGCGCTGAGAGGTTGAACTGGCGCAGTCCAGAAGATCGGGCGTTCGTCGCGATCGCGATCGTGGTGCTGCTCGTGCTGCTCGTGCTGACAGCGGTGCTCGCAGCAGGCGTCCTGTGATCGTGACTGTTGAAGCTCGCACGATCTCGCTGCCGATCCATTACGTGCACTGCACGCTCTGCGGCGACGTCGCTCGTTACCCAGGCGAGACGCAAGCGCAGCAGTGGGCGCAGCATCATCGCATGAGCGTGCACGCAGAGAGCTATGGCACAGGTGGCACAACTCGAGGATCGCTGCGCACGCAGCGTGAAGGGGTCTGACGCTCCAACGATCGAACGAGCCTTCGGGTCACGCTCCAACGATGGGGTCCGTTCCTTGGGATTACGCCAGCGGCCAGAGCGTGAAGTCCTTGCCTTGATGTGCGACGTCAGGCATTATCACGACAGCAGAGAACGCGACCAGCTCGCCCCTTAGACGGCTACGAGTCGAGTGTGCCAGGTGTGCTGCCGACACTCAATCGCAGAGCCACTGAGCGAGGCAGTTAGGTGCCTGCACCGAGCTAGCCCTGTCGATCAACGTCGCAAGGAGAGTCATGAACGTCGTACTGGATCGTTTCATCGCGGAACGCAACGAGCTGTGCGCCACCATCGAGTCGGTGCTCAATCAAGTCGAAGGGCGAGACTTGACTGACGCTGAGCAGGCTGTGCTTGAGCACACTCGCACCCGCATTCAAGAGCTTGACAAGCAGATCGCCCCGCTAGAGGAATACGAGCGTGTCAAGGCGCAGCATCAGAGCACGATCGCAGAGCTGCCGAGGCCCGAGCCGAGGCTTGCTGCTGTCCCCGATCGTGAGCGCGTGCCTGCGCAGCCTCGTCGTCTCGACGGCATCGAGGGCGCACCGCAATATCGTACGGCGGGAGCGTTCGTCGTTGACTACTTGCGAGCTGCAGGCATCATGACGAGAGGTCATGTCGATGTCGACGCGCTCACACGTGTCAATCAAGTGCGGGTGGTGGCTGATCAGAAGACGACAGACACGACGGGTATCCTGCCGACGCCGATCGTCGGGCCTGTCGTTGATCTGATCGACGCCAACCGGCCTCTGATCTCGTCACTCGGCGGCGCCAAGGCGATGGCCGGTATCCCCGGCACGACGTTCTCTCGCCCGAAGATCACGCAGCACGTCACGGTCGGCACTCAAGCGAGCGGTGAGAAGACGCAGCTTCCGTCGCAGAAGATGACCATTGCGCCAGTGACGTTCACGAAGGGCACCTACGGCGGGACGGTTGACATCTCTCGCCAGGACATCGACTGGACGTCGCCGTCAGCGTGGGACATCTTGATCAAAGACCTCGGTGACGTTTACGCCGTGCAGACTGAGACGGCTGTCGCTGCTGCGTTCAAGGCAGCGAGCACTGCGACGCCCGTCGTTGTGGCGACGAACGATCTCAAGGGTTGGTCGCTCGCCCTCTACACCGCAGCGATGCACGCCTATCAAGCGAGCTTCCGCATGCCTGATCGCATCTGGTGCTCGCTCGATGTTTGGGCTGCGCTCGGCTCTCTCGTTGACGTTGCTCGTCTCGTGATCCCGCAGGATCGTGTCAGCGAGATGGGAGCACCCGGCACGAGTGAGCTGGCGAGCTTCAACGGCGACTTGCTCGGTGTGCCTCGTATCGTCGTGCCGACGTTCGTCGCAGGCACGTGCCTCGTCGGCAGCTCGTCGCTGTACGAGGTATACGAAGAGGTCATCGGGCTGCTGTCGGTGATCGAGCCGTCGATCCTCGGCGTGCAGGTCGCCTACGGCGGTTACGTCGCATTCGGCACGCTGTCAGCGACAGGCATCGTCTCGCTCACGCCGCCTGCTGGCATGCCGACAATCGCTGACGTCAGCCCTGATCTCGATGCGCCGACGAACCCGAACCCCGAAGAGTTCGCAAGCGCACGAGGCAACGGCGAGACGACGACTGAGAGCACGAGCACGCCGAAGGGCAGCAACAAGGGCGCATCGAGCTGATCAACGATGACGTGGAAAGTGCTCGCAGAGCACGGCTCGTGGACGCATATGGAGACAGACGCTCCCGACACTGAGACGCCTGTCGCTCTCGCCACACCCGGCATCTGGCACTGGTACGTCATCGGTGATCCGAGCACTGTCCTCGTTCGCAATGATCTCGTCAACGATCTCTTGGGCGGGGTGACACCTAGCGCCCCGCCCACGATTACTGACTACTACCCGAAGCCTGTTACCTCCGGGGGAGAGATGCTCATCGGCGGCAGCGCGCTCGACACGACGACTCGCATCGTCATCGTGCCTCAAGGCGAGCTGCCGATCACTGTGCTGCCGCCGTATGAGCTGCAACAGGAGAACGAGATTCGATTCATCACGCCAGATCGTCAGTCGGGACCGGCAACGATTGCGGCGTACAACGCAGCGAACGAAACAGGAGGCAGCTACCCGATGGACTTCGCATGACGTGGACGATCAAGCCTGCGGGGAGCTGGGGAGTCGCAACGACGACCAGCCCTGCGACAGAGACAGCAGCAGCGCTCGCACGCCCTGGCTCGTGGTTGTACGACACGAATCCGATCGGCACGACGCAACGACTCTTCGTGCGCAAAGATCAGTGGGGCAACCTCAATGCGACGCCAGGGGTTGACAACATCTCGCCCAGCTCGGGCGTCGCAGCAGGGGGCACGGCAATCACGATCACAGGTGAGGGCTTGACAGGCTCGACGGCAGTGTCATTCGGCGGCGTCGCAGCCACGAGCGTTGTCGTCGTGAGTGACAGCTCGATCACGTGCGTCACAGGTGCGCACGCGGTCGGCGCAGTCAACGTCGTCGTGACGAACCCGAGAGGCAACGTGACCGTGACGAACGGGTACACGTACGTCTGATGTCTCAGTGGCCCAAGCTCCCTGAGGTTCGCAGCCTCTTGCGACTGCAGCCTGACGTCAACGAGGACGCCGTGATCACGACTGCGCTCGCTGCTGCAGTTGACTTCGGCACTCGACGTCTCGGCGGTACGTGGGTGCTGCAGAGCGACGGGGTGACGCTCGTGTGGACGTGGACGTATCCCGCCGACACGACGACGCTGCCCGACTTGGGTCACGAAGCGTGCTTGCTGCACGCAGCTCGCTTGTATCGCAGGCGAGACTCGATCGACGGCACGATCAACTGGGGCGACATGGGCGTCAGGGTCGGCGGCAGTGATCCTGACGTGAGAGCGATGTACGACGCTCTCGGGCCGTGGGGGTTCGCATGACGTGGGTGCGAGCGACTGCGCTGCCCGCTCTCGTTGCCGCGCTTCAAGTGCAAGCAGGCGAGGCTTGCTTCGTACTTGACAGGCCGCCCACGACGGTCAACCCCCCTTTGATCGTCGTGGGGCGGCCATCCCAAGTGATCTACACAACTGCGAGCTTCGGCATCGACACTGCGACAGTGCCGATCGCGTGCATCGGTGCTGCTGACTCTGACGAGCAAGTCGATGCACTCGTCACGATCGTCAGAGCTGTCGCTGATCCCGCCCTCAGTGACATCACGCTCGGTCGGGTCGTGCAGCTCGTCGGAGACGTCGCAGAGCGGGGTTGGCGAAACCTCGTCATCGCTGGCGTTGACATCTTGCAGGCGACAGTCGATCTCTCGATCACGATGTAAGAAAGGAACACGAATGGCTAACGCTGTCAAAGAACCGCCTCCCGAGATCGCGCTGACTGCGACAGGCGATCCGCAGCCTGTCGCTGCGACGCCGCTCATCTTGAACGACGCCTATTTTGAGCTGACCGGGGTCAACCTGAGATGTCTCGTCAAGCACCTTGAAGTCATGCCAGAGAACAAGAAGGTGACAGTTACCACCTTCTGCTCAGAGATCGATTACCCAGGCGTGACCAAGTGGCACCTAAAAGTCACCTTTCATCAGAGCTTCGACATCGGCGCGGTGTACGACACGCTCAACGCTGCTTATCAGGCATACGTTGCATCGAGTCAGTCTGCGCAGTTCAAGGCTCGCCCTTACAGCTCACGAGTCGTCGCTGCGAATAACCCGATCATCAGCGGCTACGTCATCCCTGAGCCGTTTGAGGTCATCATGGGCGACGCAGGTGCAGCCAGCGAAGTGACGATTGACTGGAACCTGACTGCGCCGCCGAACGTCGATCACGGTGCTGTCACCGCGACAGGGGCAGTCAGCGGCGCACCCGGCTACTACACGCCGTCTGGCTCGACTGTCCCCGCCAACCTGGCAGCGCTGACGGGGATCACAGCGACGCCTGCAACTGCGTGGGTGACAGGGCAGTACGTGATCACGAGCGACTTGCTTGCGAATCATTGGTCGGGCACAGCTTGGGTCGCAGGCAAGGCATAAGTGGCGCAAGCGATTGCAGAAGTTGTCGGCCTCAAGGCGTTGATGAAAGACATCAACCGGCTGACGAAGGACGAGCGCAGCCCGCTTTTTGCTCGCATGAAAGAGGCCGGGTACGAAGCAGTCAAGCCGATCGTGCCTGCAGCTCGCAGCCCGATCCCTAGCTCTGATCGCAAGGAGTCGAAGACGCACAAGCATGGCGCACTGGCAGCGAGCGTCAGAGCGTCGGGCTATCGCTCGGGCGCTGCTGTGCGCATGGGAAGCAAGTCGAAAGTGCCGTACGCGGGCTGGATGGAGTTCGGCGGGACGAGACACAAGCCTCACGACTCGACTCGTGAGTTCATTGCAACCGGGCGCTACCTTTGGCCTGCTGCGACTGATCTCGCCCCACGAGCTGAGACGGAATACATCGCAGCGATCAACGACATAGTTGGCCGTCCCGCCATCTGGACGAACGGTGACGTGCCAGCAGGGAGTGTGCATGACTGACGAGATCGACAACACAGCGCTGCCTGAGCTGGTGAACTGCACGCAGGCGTTTATCGCACGACTGCCGTCGCAGCGAGTCATCGACTTGCTGACGAAGCTAGAGCCAGGGTCCAACTTCGGGCAGTTGATGGAGACGCAGCCGCCTCGCATGATCGCCTTTCGCAAGCTGCTGCTTGACTTCCCGCTGCGTGATCCTGCGTCGCTGTGGCTGCACGCTTACGACGTCGAAGTCGGGATCATCGAAGTGGACCCTACTGTCAGCAACGGGCAGACAACATCGCCGCCCTCTGTGCCTATTACAAAATGACTCCGCAAGCGCTCGATGAGCTTGACGACGAGACGTGGCTCGGACTCGTGCGCTTTATGCAACATCACGCTGACGCCATCGCAGCAGAGCAGGCGAAGCTACCGAGGTAACTGATCAATGAGCGGTCCCTCGATCGTCGTCAGAGTGCTCGGGGACATCTCCGGGCTTGCAAAGTCAGTCGGCGGGCTGGCGCAGACCGGCTCGACTGCTGCAAAGGGGTTCGCAAGCGGGTTCTCGTCTGCGATCAACACGCTCAATCAGACAGGCGTGCTCGGGCCGTTTCAAGGCATGCTCTCGCAGCTCGACGGCGCAGTGCAGACGATCGCAGAGCACGGCAAGTCGATCGGCCCGTCAATCGCTGCAGGCGGCGCAGCTCTCGCAGGGATTGGGGCGGGACTGACAGCGTTCGGATCGAAGGATCAAGCGGCTCATCAGCAGTTGCAGCAGACGATCGAGAACAGTGGCAAGAGCTACGACGACTACGGCAAGCAGATCGAGCAGGCGATCAAGCATCA